AATCTGTTTCTGATAATCAAGGTCAATCTGTTTCAACTTCTTTTCCGTGCCTTCTATCATCAGGTTGATTTCATCCTGTTGGTTCTGACGGTGAAGTGAAAGAAGTTGTTCGGCTGTCTTTTTTTGTTCTTTTTTTTGCTTTTCAGCAGCTTTTTCCTGCTTGGTCAAAGAACTACCAGTAATACCGCCCAAATTTTTATAGGCTTTTTCAGTTGTTTCTACTCGTTTCTTAGCTTCTTCATACAGCTTTGAAGTAAACTTGGATTTATTCTTTTCTATTTCAGAAAGTTTCTTCTTAGCATCATCCCAGTCTTTCTTCGCTTTCTCATAATCCTGCTTGTAGGTAGTTTTATTCTTCTCTGAATCAATTCGGGTTTGCTTGACTGATTTTGCTGTATCTATAAGTGTTTTTATGTCTTTCACATTATAGATTGCTTCATCAGACAAAGTACCCTTAATATCAATAGGCAAACGAAGTTTCACAGTTCCATTTCCCCCCTTTCCTCTGATACGCTTCTCCAACTCAGAGATGTAGCGGTCAAACTCATTAGTATTAACATCTTTAAGATTGGAAATGAACTGTTCGGAGATGCCTTTGCCTTTTTCTTGCAGCATGACATCACGCATAGCACGCAATTCTTTTAGTTTCTTCACATATCCATCAACGCCTTGCTGACCGGAAAGAGTTTTCAGCAGATTCTCGTAATATTTGATTTCAGATTCAATGTTAGAAAGTTCCTTGGTTTGCTTTTCTCCGGCACGTTTCGCATCTTCTTCCGTTATCTGTTGCTTTAGTTTAAGTATATCAGCCAACTTAATGGTTTCGATGTCATATTGAGCGAATATCTTAGGGTATTCTTTTCTTAACTCCGCTAAACTTCGACCTCTTTGTAAATCCGACAACGCTATATCACGAGAACTTTGTACGAGGGAATCAATCTTCTGTTTGTGTTCTTCTTCTTGCTTTTTAGCTTCTTCTTGCTGTTCATTAAACCTTCTCTGTGCCTTTTCTGCTTCTGTTGCCGAATCGCGGAAAGCCAACATTGCAACTCCAAGTCCTACTACAGCAGTAGCCAACAACACATAAGGATTGGTAAGCATTGCAGCGTTTAAAGCTAACTGCGCTTTTCGTGCCAATAAACGGGCATTGGTAAGTCCAATCTCCACAAGAGTATGTTTACTTTCGGCAGCAGTAACAAGCATCACTGCGGTCCGGTATGTACCATAAGTAACCACTAATCCAGCCAAGATCTTACCTACTGTTTCATAATTCTGAATCAACGAAGTTGTCATTTGAATACCGTCCATGATAACACTTTCCGACTTTGTTCCCAATTCGTTAAACACGGAATCCAAAGCATCCTGCATCATAGACAACTGACCGTTTATCTCTTTTGAAGCGTTTTCGGACATCTGATAGAATCGACCACCAGCGGAAGTAGCATCTATAAATGCCTGCTGAACCATTTCTGCGGAAATAGCCCCCTTAGACATCTCATCTTTGAGGGTAGCGATAGACTTACCGGTCTTTTCAGACATGATTTGCAGAGGATTAAATCCTGCATTAATCATCTGATTGAGGTCTTGACCCATAAGTTTACCGGCAGCGGACATCTGAGAGAATGCCAAAGTCATAGAATTAAACTTTTGTGTGTTCCCCATAGAAACATCGCCAATAGCTTGTAGATAACGGGGAACTTTCTCAGCTTCAATGTTGAAACCAAGCATCATCTGCGTGGCTGCTGTTACATCAGAAAATTCAAGCGGAGAAATTTTAGCGAACTCACGAACTTGTGACATGAGGGCATTGGCTTTCTCTTTGTTTCCCAATAAAGTTTCAATAGCAGTGTCAGCAGCCTGGAACTCGCCACGTACACGAATCATTTCAGAACCTAATGCCTTTAATACTCCAGCACCACCAATAACCGCCAATGCTTTCTTCCAAGAAATAGCGATACCGTTGTTACTCTCTACGATTTCCTTAGCATTATCATTGTAAAGGGCGTATTCATCCCGAAGTTTCTTTACGGAAAGACGCGCTTCGGCTTGTTGTTGGGTTAATCCAAATAAAGCTGCCTTTTCTTCATCAAGAGCTTTGCGGGCAGCATTGTATTCTTCTAACTTGCTATTTGCTGATAACGGATTCCTTTTCAATGCTATACGATAAGCATCCCCAAGTCGTTTTACATCCGCTTCAATATCCTTAACTACCGCTTTTTGAGCAAGAATCTTCTCTGTGAATCCATTCACGGCCTGGGAAGCATCGAAGATTTTCCTTTTGAATCCCGTTTCCATCTCCGCTCCAGCTTTGGCTGCATTAGTCACCAACTCATCCAATCTTTGGTTGGATGCAGCAAGTTGGGCATTCAAAGCCTTGAAAGCAGCAGGAGACTGCGTGCCATCCATGCTCATTAACTCTTGTTTTAACTTCACAATTTCATTACGGAGCCTTACAACTTCTTCCCAGTCACTACCTACCTTAAAATATAATTTCGCCATATCTATTTCTTTTTCCTACGATTAGCCAATTCCTTACCACTGATTCTATTCACTTTTTGACCACCATATACTGCGTGTAATTTATCCCGTTGCATCATCAGCAAATTCCGATAAGGGATAACCTCAAACACTTCTGTATAACTCAAATGAAGCGTGTCAATCAAATGGGCTATCTGCCCGAAGAACGTTGTGTTTCCTACTGTTTCGGTCTTGCTGCCAGCATCGACACGTTCCTCATCGAGCTGACACACTGAAAAGCCGAAATATCCATCATAGAGAAACAGACTTCCAAGGCATCTTTGACTTCTTCAAAAGTGCCGTTCTCCAATTCTTTGACCAAACTATCATTCCCGCAGATGAAGCATGAAATACCTTTCAGCATATCTTCAGTAGCTTCAGGAAGCTCTTTAATAGCTTCCATGACATTATCTCCAGTCATGCCGATATTGGAAAAATGATGAATGGCACGACAGATAATTTTAATTGTAGGAGGTTTAATGGTATAAACCATCCCTCCTATCTCCACATTCATGAAATCCAGCCCTAACAAAGCATCAGAAACCGTTTTTGCTGCTTGATTCATATTCTTAAACTAAAAGGGGGAATGGTATATATCCATCCCCCGGTTATCACTCTTGTGCTTTTACCAATGTTATCTCTTTTTTAAGAGTGGTATCAACTTCAGAAGGAGTGGTTTTAATATCTCCTGACTGAGTGACGTACCCCACTTTCGACACTTCATAGTGAACGGTAGCCCCAGCATTCACCTGCTTTGACTTGACCGTTACACCGTCCAACTTTACGGTCGCATCGGAAGGAGTAGGTACAATGGTTACTGTAGTTCATGCCTGCAAAGCTTTAATCTGCCCCTCTTCGTAGTTATACTCAGAAGAAACGCCTTCAATTCCCGGTTCCTGCACCAAGCCTTTTACAGCGATTGCAATTGCCTTATCCGTATTGGCTTCACGGGAAACAATACGGCATTTTGGGAAGATGAACCAGACATCATCATCGGTCAGACAGAACAATGCTTTGTTGATAATAACTTTATCCAAAGCACGCTTCCAACCCACATCTTTAGATGTTGCCTGAATAACATCGCCACCCATGAACGCTTTCTTGGTCTTCCAGTCATATTGTCCGATAGAGAAAGCGGGCGATACTTCTCCCGGCACATCATCGTAACGGTAATTCTTTCCCGTTAATTGGTTCTTGTACCCAGTAACGGAGGCTTCCGTTTCCTCAATCTGCCACGTTTCCCCGTGTACATTCAAGACCTCATCTTTGGCTTTGATAGCGGCTTGAATCAAAGTCTTTGCGATTTCGGGGGTAATGTCTGCCGTTACCTTATCAATATCGGCAAACAAGATTCTTTTTATTCCTACTGCTGAAATCATAATCTTATAGTTTTACATTTATTACTTCAAATAAAATTCTCACATTCACGTAATGGCATTTCAAAGCTGTATCCGCTTCCGCGCCAATTGATTCGATAGAGTAACGATAGGTTGTACCGTCATAGGTGCTTACTACATCATCAAGCAGCTTGTCAGCCTTTCTTTCAAGTTCGTTAAGCCGGATTGTGTTCGCTTCATTCTCGCTTAAATTGGGTACACATAGATTCACTTCTGCGAAAGATTTCTTCCAATACTTTCCCGGCTGTTGTTTCTTCGTGTGGATGACAATCCTTTCGGACTTCAATTCACCCGTCAGCGTTTCACCATCAGGCACTATATCTATTCCGAAAGCCTTGCAGTCCCGATAGAGAATGTTTCCTATGTCGGTAGTTACTATCATTTCACAATCTCCCAATCTTCGGCAAACACATCACTGATAGACGGAACCCATGAATCAGCACGCCCGGTGTTCTCGTTGTAAATAAGGCATTGACTCGTATAGTCAATGAAACCTTTGCCTTTCAGAATAAGGTCTTTTGCTGATTGCGGAAGAGATTGCATCTTGGGAATAACATCACTCTCTATATGAGCTGGAACCTGTTTGAATACCATTAATCCTTTCCCGTTCCAGCCCTTTCTACGGATAGTGCCACCTTGTTTCAAAACTTCTATAGCATCACCGAAACAGATAGGAGTTTCTTTCTTGACTTCTCGATATGATTCTTCAAACAGTTCTTTGGGTGACCAACTTTCATAGCCATATTCAGTACGAGTGTGATATCCTAGTTTATAAGACTCATTCTCTTCTATTTCACTTTTTACCAAGCCTTTACTGCAAGCTTCACCCAATGTCATAGGTTCTGCTTCAATCTGTTTTGTTCCAATGTACTTTTTCATTTTTCAAATTCTTCTTTTAATCGTTTCTCCGCATATAAAGCGGCACTACTTAAAACATCAAATCCCTTAGATTCTACGAATGATGCGTATTCCGCTTCGTTTTTCTGTGTCAAACCATCTTTATCGACATCGTAATCATTGGACGTTCTCAAAGTGAGTGTGTGGTCTTGATAATCGCCATGTTCCTCCGCGTACTTCACGGCTTCATCGCCTACATCAATCATCTTCTTTTCGACCTCCCATTCTCCTTCATCGAAAAAGGAGTCGACATCTGAGAAATCGAAATCTACATCCATAATTCCGAGTAGTTAAAGTAGTTTGTACTCTTTACCGTGTAGACTTCGCCTTGACCTCTTACGCCATCACCATCCATGCAACGTACTTCATCACCAGCCTTGACAGTAATTCTCTTCTCGCATACCACATGATAATTCGGACGATACACAGAGCCGTTATCAGATGAAAACTCTTTGGTAGTGTTATCATCACAACGGCATTTGCACACCTCCTGCCAGCTTTCACCACCTGTTCCGGGAATAGGTCTGCCAAACTCATCCTTATCCATTGGGGTGATAACTTTTACCTGCAATATGTGTGGGGCGAATATCATAAGAAAGTCACTTTAGGCTTATCACTCAATTCGTCTTTCAAACCGTACCGCTTGCACAGAAATGAATAGTAATCCTTAATGCCTTGAATGTTCCAAGACATAGAAAAACCGCTTTCGCTGATGGAAGTGGCACGAAGCAATAGAGAGGGGATGAACTTCGCAATTGCCACCGACACCCGTGTTTGGCAATCCTCGTTCATCTCACCCCCTCCGCTTATCTTTGCGTTCAGACATATATCGAAAAGGTCAGCCTCCGACAAGTTAACGCCGAAGGTCTGAAACTTCTGTAATATATAATCGTTTACTGTCATGCGTTCATCTCACTCAAATCGAAGTTCACAATCAGGTTCGGGTTCGCAATCTGCGGAATCCATTCGGCTGTGTATTCCAGATAGCGACCATTGCCGTCCTTGTAACCTGAAATCAGCATATCGCCATCTGCCTGAGTGTAATTACGTCCCGGTACACCATCCACAGCTTCATAAGGAGTGTGGAAGCGCATATAACCGATTTTATCCTGCGGAAGCAGGGAAATACGACCATCTGCATAAATGGGGATATTCTTACCTGTTTGGTCTACCACATAATCTTCCTTGATTTCAATAGCCGGAAGTCCGATACCTGTAAAAATGGTAGAAGCCAGTTGCGAGGTGATAAGCCCGGTAGACATATACATTTCATTGCCTGTAAGCTGCATTTTGAACTTATCTCCAAATTCACTTGAACCGATAATATTCTTGATGAATGTGCCACGGCTCATAATCATCTTGGGGAATGTGCCGTAAATAGATTTCAGCTCATTCAGTTTCTGCTGCAAGTAAGTGACGAAATAGTCTTTATCCTCTGTGTCCGGCTTGATAAACTTAAACGGCAAGTCGATGTTCAATAAGTCAATTCCTCCGGCATTGTCGTCCTTGTTCTTCACGCTTGCTGCTCCAGTCATCAACAGAGAGCCTACGATAATGTCCATACGCTTGTGCGGTGCCAGCAATACCTGACGGTAATCGTCATAGATGAAGTCCACGATGTCACGCATGGCTGCTTTCTGGTCTTCCGGTTTGGCGGCATTATACTTATCTATCAAGTCCTGCAAGTCAGACAAACGGTCGATTGAGATTTGATAGCGGTCACCCAAATAGGCAATCTCACCATATCCGGAACCGATATTCCTGCGTTCACGGATAGGCTTTTCGCCATAACGGGAGTTGATGGAACCAGCCATCACGCCAGTAACCTGACCGATGTAGTCTTTAAATACACGAGTAGTAGTCCTACGGAAGCCCAAATACTGCTGCCAATAAATTGTGTCCTTTCTTGTCTTGAGGACACGCTGAATCACTGCATTTACAATGTTCGGGTCATTAAACAATGTATGAATAGTTAGCATCATATATTAGTCCTCCTTTCTTTATTTTGCCATTATACCTGCGTTTTTCAACGCTGTCAATAATCCGTTAAAGTTTTCTACCGACACCGTACCAGATGCATCATTCACTTTGGCTGCCTGCTTTACACCTCCAAGAGCAGAAGTCGTAGCTGCTGTTAAAGTATACTTGTTAGCTTGTGCTGCAACCCCATCCAATTTGACTTTATCTTCCTTACTCATCAAACCGTCCTGACTAGAAGAAGCCTTAGGAATAGATACGGCTTCTTTTTCTTGTTTGACATCCAAAGCGTTAAACTGGAAGTGCGGCATATTCGCCTTGTCAATATCTGCGAAAGGCATTACCAGCTTGGTCGGTTCGATTTCAAACGCACGCATCAAAAGGGAAACCAATACTATGCCATCCTCTACCTGCTTCCTTTCATACAGAGCTGAATTTGCGATAACTTTGGGCGTTGTACCATCTGCGGCTGTCGCTTCGTAAAGAACTGTTCCAGCTTCTAGATTTTCTCCAAAGTCTGCCGCTAACGTCAGCTTATCAAAAGCTTTGTCAGCCTTGTCAATAGCGTTGATTGTCGCTCCATGCGCACCGTTACCCAAGTGCATACCTTTGTAAGCCAAAGAACGTTTCTTGATTTTCAATGTGGTATTGGAGCCTGTCGTAAACTTCTCATATACTTCCACACGGATAGCCACTTGGGATGTTTTCTTCACCAAGTCAGCTGCAATCGGTGTGAATGAGGGCAAGTACGAGCCGACAACGAGGTTGGTTGTGTCCAACTTATACGGACCTCTGCGTCTGCGTCCGGTTTCTACGTCGTAGCGTTCTTCCTGCTCAACTTCCGGTTCAAGATTATACTTAAATCCTGCTGCCATAAAATCACTGTTTTTGTTGTTCTACAATTTCTTTAGTGTCGTCTGCAATCATTTTCGCAAACGCCTGAGTTTCATTCTCCAGTTCTTTTTTTGCTGTATCTGGAGGAACTACACCCTTAAAGCCGTCATTCGCAAACTCCTGCTTCAAGTCCTTGAAGTATGCGTCCAAGTCCTCATCGTCCTTAATGGCGCATCGTTTGGCGTAGTTTTCGGGAATACCATACTCCTTTGCCTTTGCCATAATCTGCTCCTGCCGGGTTGCTTGCGACTTTTCCGTTTCAAACTGAGCGAGCTTGTCAGAAAGCGGTTTAACGGCTGCACTCACTGCATTGGCAATGATGGTAGCCATATCATCCGGCTTGTCTTCCGCTTTGGTGGTTGTGGTAGTAGTGGTAGTCTCGACTGGCTTACCGTCTTTAAGGTTATGCTTCTTCTCGTAGTTCTGAACTGACTTGAAAGAAGCATCCCCGGCACGGAAATCACCATAATTTGTTAGCACGTCCGAAAAGCTAATTCCCTCCACAATGGTAGGTACTTGGCCTGCGTCCGTTACACCCTCTGCCTTTTTAGTGGCAATTCGGGCAAGAATAGCAGCATCCACCCCAGAAAACTTGGTTTGAAGGCCTGCTAAGATTTGTTCTAAGATTGTCATACCGTATGAATTTGATTTATAAATTTCTACGGTAAATTTCGGCATTAATAAGCTATGTGAGAAATTATCAGATAGGTGATACACGACAATGAAACGATTGTCGTAAAATGGTATAAAAAAGGCGTGAAACCGAATGAATCACGCCTAAATATTCTTCTTATGAACTAATCAGAAACCCAACATCGCGGCTGGAGGTATATTCAACACTCGACATAGCAACCTCGCAATTTTGAGGGTCGGTTCCGAACGTCCAGAAATATAGTCATTCACACGCGATGGACTTATTCCAATCTCACCAGCAAGTTGCTTTTGACTCATCCCTTTCTCTTCAAGAGATAGCTCTATCAATTCCGCAACAGTCGGTTTTTCTATCGGATAATGTTCTTTTTCGTATGCTATCACAATATCGGACATAACTGTAAGCTCCACCGCATTTTTATCGTTTGCAGGGGTATTATCATCAACCAATGGCAGAAGTTCCTCTACTCTTGCCAAAGCAAATTCATATTGTTCTTTACTAACTTTATTCATATCCTGTATCTTAAATGGTTGAACAATCTATTTTATCATATTCTTTATGGGTACACACTTTCCGAATAAAAATATAGCCCATTGTAAACTTTACAACTACTATCAGTCGATAATTGTTACCTCTAATATTGAATACATAGTGCTGGTTGCCTACATAATCAGCAGCAGGAAAATCTACTTTAATGTCTGATAGGTTCTTCCATTCAGCTTTTTCCGCTATATCATACCAACGTTCTAAAGCTATGCGTGAATCTTCATAGCCTTTCGTTTCGTAGAACTCTTTCAATTTCTTATGTGATACAATTCTCATATCTCATTTATTTGATGCAAAAATATGAATTAATTTTGAATTATAAAATTTTTCCAAGAAATATATTCTATAATATAGAATTTAGCAATAAAAAAAGCGGAACTAAATTAGCTCCGCTCAATAGTACTATAAAAACATGAAGTAATGAATTATCCCTTGAAGTTAGGAAACGCTGCATTACTATTCTTTGCCCCTTGTTCCTCCTTGATTTCTGCAAGTTCCTCTTCTACCCTATCAGCATTTCCGGCAAACATGATTCCCTCACGCGTTGACCAGATGCCACCACTGACAGCGGAAACGGCAGTAGTCACCTTATCATTCAAATCATCAATCATATATGGAACCAGTTCTGTTTCTATGTCAATGGTCTGCGATGCCTTGCTAAACTCGGTTGGATTGATAGAGCCTAAAGCGGAAACAATGAAATTTACTCTCCGCTGCAAGAACTCACCGATAACCTCACCGTGATTTTCTACCGCCATATGTGCACCCATGAACATAAAGCGGAAAGCGGTTCCTGATGCTTTGCCTACCCCCTTCAACGTCTCAAAGGATATTCTTGGAGTGTTTGACATATCATAAGCCATATTAGTGAGTGTTTCTGCTTCAAATTTTACGGTATCTGGCACCTGATTCCATGTTAAATATCGTGCACCAGCCCCCTCTCCTTCCAGTTTTACCATTCTATCCTTTGTCTTACCAGTGAACCCTATCACTTCACCAATTAATTCCAAAATGGGGAAAAAATGATAGTCGATACAATCAGCATAATTGGATAATAGTTTCTCCAACCGGACCCGGAAGGTCTTTATCTTCTTGCAATAAGGTTCAGGACGATAAGCATAGAGAACCGGTAGTTTTGGGAATCCATGAGCAAAAGGAGTTCTTTCTTCATATCCTTTAGACAAATCCCATTGATAAACCATTTTGTCCGTGATAGTCATAAAGCAGATGACCTCCGAATCATCCATGAGCTTCTTTTTATACTCACGTGAGAAAGCAATCATTTTACCTTCGTCGTTAAAGAACGGGTATAGCTTATCACCTCTGAATGGAGACCATAACACGCTTTTCAGTTTCTTGGTGGGCTTGACCTTGCCACCGAACGTAGTCTTAACTTTCTTCCAAAACTTTGCCCAAAACGAATCATCATCGGTAACATACCAATATTCTGCCGCTTCTTGTTCGGAGAGCCAGGCACGGACAATCTTCTTGTTTTGGTATTTGATTTTGTTGGATTTAAATACAGCCTTTACCGCATCCAGCAGCTTCTTTTCATCATCATCAGTCGGAGTGCAATCCATAGACGGTTCTGTGCCGACCGTGAAAGCTGTTTGAATGTTCACTATATCTTGTTCCAATGGAATGGAAATACGGTTCACCGGTTCAGTCTTATACTTTGCTTCGATTTCATAAGTCTTACCAGTTTTTTCATCGAAGTGCTTCTCTGCTTCTTTTTCAAGAACCTTTCTGTCCGGATATTTCTTTTTGTCAACCATGATTTCATGTCGTTCCGGATTCCAATCATCCCAAAGTTTGCAACGGTCGGGAAGTTCAGTCTTCCTACCTTTCTTCAGGTAGTTTATCTTCTGCCCGATGTCAGGCAATGCTAATATTTCTTCTAAATTCAATGGCATAGTTTATATTTTTAATGTGTGAATATTCCTGTTAAATCTTTCGGCTTCTGAATCTTACCAAGAAGCTCACCCAATACATAGTAACGTACAGCATCTATTCCGTGATTGTCATGGTCTTCCGGTTCGTTGATATAGTTCCCGTCCTTATCCTTTGCCCAAACATACTTTCTGAACTCGCTTTGCAAGTTGTACGAGCGTTTGGTTATATAAATCTCCATATCTTTCATTTTGTCAATTCCGGCATTGATAGAGCCTGCACCTTTCTCTACGGCATATATCTTGATTCCTCCGTTGTGTATCTCTTGAATCAAACGTGGGTCTGCGCTGTCAGCAATGACTTTCAATCCCCACGGGCGAAGAGTCTTGATGATGTCAGAAGAAAGCAATCCAGTACGGTAATCCACTTCATCCAAGTAAAGGGCGTTATCAACGATACCACAACGAATGGAAGCAGACGGGTCATGCGTATAACCGAAGTCTTGCCCGAAAGCAATTTTCTTTGCCCAAGCCGGGAACTCGTCAACAATTCCCCACTTCTTGAACACAGCACCTTCTGCAACGTCAGCCCACCGGCCGATAACCACATGAGCATACTTTTCAGGATTACTCACCTTCATATCTTCCACCTCTTTCAGGAACTCAGGAGAAAGGTTATCCAAGTTATCAAAATACGTAGTATGGATATGGAGCACATTCGGATGAGTGGAAATCTGAACCTGCACACCGTCAATCTCTACCAGCTTGTGAGTTTTCTCAATGTATTTCTTGTAGATGAAGTGATTGGAATCGCATGGGTTCATTATAATGATAATCCGGTTCTGAATACCCTTCTTGCGAATGGAGAGCATTATCTTGTCGAACTCATCTTCGCTTGTCCACTCTTCCGCTTCATCGCAGACGAAAGTCGTAATGCCTTGAATGGATTTCAGTTTTGCTGTCTGGTTCCCGGAAGAAGTCTTGATACCCCGGAACATGATACGGCTCTTAGTCATCTTATTGACTATGTCCGTCTTTGTGGTCTTGAAATATTTCGTGGTACCGTCCAAATCTATCTTCTCCATCATTTCGGGGATGATAGACATACCGGCAGAAACCATCGTGTAACGGGTGTAAAGAATCTGATGAACTATTTTCTCTACAGGAGTCATTTCAAAAGTCAACCGCTCAATAAAAGTAGAAGCATTGAAAGACTTTCCGCTACCACGCCCACCGGTGATAAGAATTATAAATTTTTCCTTATCCTCATATAATGGATGGTAAATTTCTTGGGGTACTATCATTTTAGCTTGTCTTTAATCCAGGAATCAATGTTGATGCCATGCTCTATGTCTGTTGGAATATCAGCATTTGCAATCTTTTGGTTTTCATCAGCAGGAGATTCACCGATAAGTTCTAATAAATACCTTATAGCGTTCAAATCCGCATCACCCACAGCTTTCGCTATGAGTTTTTTTATCATGGCATCCTTTACAATGTATTTCCGACCTTTATCATCTGTAGTTTCAGCATTCAACGCAGCAATGGCAAACTCTCTTGCGGTTTTCACAAGTTCCTTTTTCTGTCTTCTCGATTCAGCCGAAAGTCTTGCGAGTTCCTGCGCTCTCTCTGTGCTAATGCGTTTGCCTTTCTGCGTTAAATTCTGTTCGTTCGCCATTATTCTACCCCAAATTCTATTCTATCCATAAATTCTTTTCCATCAATGTATCGTTCTTCAAATCCATAACCGAACATCTTCATGAAATTAGCCCTTTCTGTTGGGCTATTAAAAGACAGCACGACATAGCTTAACATTCCGTTATCCTTTTCAAAGCTATTTTGGTTGCTAATTCTGTCTTTTATCTTTTGCACTTCATTGTGACGTACAATTTGATTTTCTTTTGAATCCTCATAAAAATTATTGGAACGGTTAATGTCTTTATTCTCTTTACCTTCTTTAGTAGCTTCATCTATGGCTGATAATGAATCGTCCAATATATCTTCCTTTCTCCAAATATCATCGTTAATAGAAAAGTCCAAATCACCAATTCCAAGCATATTCAAATCGAAGTCATTCAGTCCGGCAAGGCTATAATCAATTCCATCAAGCATATCTTTTAACATATCTGAATCAAAATCGCCTTGTACGCTTCTGTTATTCATAAAGATATTCTGCTCTTTTTCAGTTTTTTCGTCCATGTGAACTACTTCAACACGAATCAAATAATCATTAGTTCTCGTGCCAGGATTGTATTTATTTACTTCATCTATCACTGAAATACGTTGATGACCAGAAACAAGGTTGCCAGTAACCTCATTCCATACGATACCACCAAGCAACCCTACACGCTTTAGGTTTGCTTTCAGGTTCTTTCTTGCTTCTTGTGTTATTTTGCGAGGATTGTAGTTAGCGAAGTTTATATCACTCCGCTGTATTTCTCTACTTTCCGGTTGAGTTATTTTGTTCTCTTTCATAATCGAATATTAATTTTTCGGAATATGGGAACTCTTTCAAAATGCGTTTATAATCATTGGGATATTTACTACGCATTAATAGCATCGTATTTAAATCAATAGTAAATCCTTGACTTATAGCGTTTGCATCATAGATAAAAGGTTGTATCAATCCACTTTGCCTAATATATTGAAGCACTTCTTTGTTTGTCCACAATGCAAGAGGATAAACCATGCCTTTATCTGTTACATAGCCGGTTTTAGCAAACTTCTTTAAGCGCATCCGTTTCATATAGCCATCTACGCCTTTCATTCCGCTGAATCCGTACATGACGCCTGTCTCTTCTCTTACAAATTGTTCTATTTCACCAATCTTTCTCGGCTTTATAGAACTATCTGGTTCACGAAAAAAGCCCCAGAAATCGTAATAGTCACGCTGAAAATGTCTAATTTTGCGTACTTCTACATTTTTGTAATGATTTTCTGCCCATTTGATATAAGGCTGCACATGGTCTAAATTTGGTATGAGGTACATATAATAGCATATAACCTTATCAAATACACCTGCAAGCATATCCAATAAAGCTATACCGTCTTTACCACCGGCTGAATAAAACAACACAGCAGTGTCCGTTTTATCACGAACACTGCGTATTATCTGCATTGTAAGGGCATACTTGTTCATAGGCTAACCATTTGAACCATTTGCTCCACGAACCCCAAAGGCAACACGTAAGTCATACCGTCTTTGGTCTCTATTTCCTAACTGCGTTGTACCAGCTTCACCGCCACGTCTGGCAACCAATCTACCACCAGCCCCTGCACCGTTCATATTACGGCGCGGTCCCATTGTTCTGTTAATTCTTCTCCTTGTACTACCGACTCAGCTAATAAATTTTAAAATTAAACAATCAAACATTATCTGTACTAAGTATCTTACCCAAATGATACCATACTTGGCAAACAAGATATTCTTTGCCGTTTTCTTCAAATACTTGGTCGTTACCATCTTCATCTGTAAAAATGATAAATTCAGCACTCTTAACCTCCACCGTAAGACGTGGCGCATCTTTTCGTCTGCCATTTATAAGAACCAAAGCGTCATACTTTATTGGTACTACATCCACATCCTTATCATCATTTGGTATATCTTCTTGCCGTTTGTATCTTTTGCCATCGTGTTCAAAATATACATATCTTGTAACATTTGAGGGGTAAACATATCTATGTTCTATGTCTTGTTCACCTTTTAAGATAGATTGAAAACTATCTTTTTTAATCTGTAATGTTAATACATTCATAATCGTGTCATTTTTTTAATTAATACTCAATAGTTGCGGGGGGCTGAATCGAACAACCGACCTTCACCAAGTCAAAGTGAAAAGCTACCACTGCTACACCCCGCGATAGTACCCCAAAGGTACTACCACAACCAAAGATAACGAAATATCTTCAATCGTTATACACGACAATCGGCTTATTGTCGTGAACTAAGCCATTTATCCCGTCTTTCTCTACACGCCTCTAAGGTAGGCGCACAACAAGCAAAGAGTTCACCACTTTCAGTACGGTAATCGTACTGGTACATTCTCACTCTTTTACCTCTCAACCTGGTGTTGTAGGTGGTGTAATTTTCTTTACCGGGTTGACATACGCTGCAACCGTTTACATTTATTGAGTTCATAATTCAAGTAATTGTTTCGTTTTATCCACGTCTACAAAACTCGTCCACCCTGCTTTATGCAGTTTTATAGCTGCCTCTCTGATTGTGATTTTACCACTCTTGACACTTTCTTTCAAAGATTCTAATACATTCTTCATTCTTAATTCATTTTCACATTCAATCTTTCTTCACTCGTATAAGCCACTACAAGCCCAGTTTCATCATGCTGTATGGTGATGTACTTTTCACCCCTCTCTATAGTAGAGAAGTCATAAGGGGTTACCATCTTACCCAATACCTTGCCCAGTTGCTTCATCAGTGGGGCTTCAGGGCTGATAACTAAAACTAAATCCGCTTTCATAATCGTGTGTATTGTGGTAGCCATAAGGCTACCGGATTAGAACTCAACCAATATCAATCTTTCTAAAGAACCTGATGCTTTCACCCACATATGATTATGTCCGAAACCATAATCGAAAAACAGTTTAAAATAAGGGTATCTTACTATTAAAGAGTTCATACAGCCTCTTAACTCGTCTTCTGACATACAAGAAGTTATTTCATTGATAATTTGAACGAAAAGGTGTAAAACTTCTGGTTCATTATTCAATAACGGTTTTTCTATAACTGCTTTTAAAAATATATTTTCTTTCATATTCTTCTATATTGCGCAGGGCTTACGCCCTGCTGGTTAAACTTATAATATTTGAATCTCTTTGTTACCTATCTCTGTATCTACATTCAGAACCTCGTACTTTTGAACCTTGTAATTATAAACGACTTCACAGGTATTGAAACCTCTACCATCTTCTCTTTGGTCATAAACAGTATTTATATGCTGATACATTTTATTGCCTAACATGAAGTTTATCTTACCTGATGTACAGAAGTAGAATGCTACTGCATACTTCAATGTTTTCTTTTCATCAATCTTCTTTGTTGCCATGATCGTATATCTTTTAATTGTTATTACTTCGTTTCTGATGATGCAAATGTAATGATTAAAATCATACATACAATAAATAAATATACTATTTGTATGATTATTATCATATATTAACAAAACAGCATAAGTATGATTATAATCTAAATATATTTTAATACAAATGACTATATTCAATCAAAACAAGCTGATTTAATTTGTTTATTCGATTTTTACCCCTATATTTGCATCTGATTAAAATCATACACACATGGAAGTAAAGACAATAATCAAGCAGAAAGGCTTCACAATGGAATCCGTTGCAAAAAAAATGGGTATAACAAGGGTTACACTTGCCCAAAACCTTAGTAGAAATCCAACAGTAGGAACATTACAGAAGATAGCAGATGTTATTGGATGCAAGGTTGGTGACTTCTTTGTTGATGATATGGATATAAAAGATGATGCCAACACCATCACCTGCCCCCACTGTGGAGGTAAAATACATTTTGACGGAGAACCACATATGCCGGAACACAAGAATATACGAGGGAAAGAATACTATAAATAAAAAAATATGGAACTAAAAGACTTTATAAAAGAAACACTTAGTCAAATAATAGATGCTGTTTCAGAAACACAAGAAAAATACAAAGATAAACATGTCCTAATTTGTCCCGATGATATTCAATCTGAAAAAGGAGAATATTATATTGACAATGAATCTCATTATGAATATTATAACCGAAAGACCAAAGTACAAAATATAGAGATGGACATAGCTATTTCCGTTACCGAAAAAGAAGGTAATAAATCAGGAATAGGAATCGCCAAAATTATAAATGTTGGTACTTCGTCAGAAAATGCAATACAAAATGAAAGTGTTAGTAAAATAAAGTTTTCCATTCCACTTGTTTTACCAACAAGTAATACAAGAGAGTATTACCAAAAATATGTGAAAGATTAAAAGTAAAGCCAGAGCATTAAACTCCGGCTTACTCATTGATAACCTCATTAAAAGCAATAAAAGCGCACCAAAATGATGCGCCTTCTGTTGTCAATTAGTTCTTGATTTTATATCAGAGCCTCACGGCTAGAATATCAGAATCTGACAGCTTCCATTCTTCTGAGAAGATTATTATATCTCTCTTGTATAAGAGCTCTTTGTTTATCGGAAGCAGTTACAATCTTTCCCTTATATTTCCGCATGACAGATTCATTCATGCCAATTTCCTTTGCAAACTTACTGGCATTTATGAAAGGAAATGCCTCGAAGAATCCGCTTAAATCATATACGTAATCAACAGAATACCCAGACTTATACCACACAGGAAAGTCTCCATGTTTTTCTTTATAATATTCAGCCTGCTCTTCAAGTACGGACATAAAATCATCTTTCGCTTCCTGCTCTGTAAGCCCAAAACCGTACGCTCCGTTCACATCCTCCGAATATACGGAAATACCCCCATCATTCGCCTTTTCAATAATTGCCTTAATCTTCTTCATAATCGTGTATTTTAAATTCGTCAATTAAAGCACCCACCGAAGTGGGTGCAGTCCTTTCACTTCTTTAACCCTGCCTTTTTCAACATACTGTCAAGAGTACCATTGGGTATCTCTTGAGACTGATGTCTGCCAACAGGAATAAAGTAGTCAAAGTCGGGATGAACATATTTATAATGTTTCTTTCCCTTTTTGATTGTCCAGCCAGCTGATTCAATCAATTTGTAAAACTCTGAATACTTCATAAAATCAAAGAACATTTTTAATTGACACTACAAAAGTAACATATTTGTTACAATAAAACAAGCAAAGATGAAGAAAGGAATAACATATTTGTTACTTTTAACACCGTGTACACAATCGAGTAGGAGGAAAACGAAGTAGAAGTTTTCCTCCTACTTTCGTTTTCCGACCTCTCACACCACCGTACGTGCCGTTCGGCATACGGCGGTTCTCTTAACTGCGATGCAATTGGGTATAAAGAATTATCATTGACGGATAACCCGCCATTACAAGCTTATCTGTTGTGATTGCTCTATGCAATATCCAACTATCCGCAATGCGCCAATAGCCTTTACGGGTATTCGCCCATTCCCAAGATTTCCGACGAGGGATGCCACACTTCTGCAAGCTGGCAAAACGTGTACGTACCCGCTTCCAACTCTTCCATATATACATTCTAAGACGACGATTGTACCACTTCGCTGTTTTGATTATAAAATCTTTCATATCGGCATAACGATAGTATGTCAGCCAACCTCGGATGTATTGCGTCAGGTGGAGTTTCAGCCAAGCGTAGCCTTGACCACTACTACGGCTGGTCAGGTGCTTGATGGTGCGTTTGAACTTGGATTGACTTTTCTTATGAAGATTAAGACCACATTTACGGTCGGCTCTTCAGTAGAAGGAGTGTCCAAGATACTTCTTGCCGCAGATGGAACCGACTTCTGTCTTCTCTTTGTTTACTTTCAAGAATAACTTCTTTTCTATAAACTCGGAAATACTATCACGGACTCGCTCCGTTGCCCGAAGACTATGGACAAGGATCAGACAATCATCGGCATAGCGGACAAACGGGTGCCCCCTGCGTTCCAATTCCTGGTCCAACTCATTAAGAAGAATATTGCTCAATATAGGACTCAATGGACCACCTTGGGGGACGCCCTCGGCAGTCTCCGCGTATTTGTGAGATACTACAACTCCTGCATTAAGGTATTTGTGTATCAAAGATATTACACTGCCGTCCTTGACGGTTCGGGATAAGACCTCTATCAGTTTGCTGTGGTTAACACGGTCAAAGAACTTTTCCAAATCCAAACCGATACAGTAGCGATAACCTTGGTCTGCATATTCCTGCACCTTATGCAGTGCATCGTGAGCACTACGATGAGGGCGGAAGCCGAAGCTGTTGTCACTGAACTGAGGTTCGTAAAGCGGTATCAACACTTGGCTGATTGCCTGCTGAACAAAGCGGTCTACCACTGTCGGGATACCTAATGGGCGAGTTTTACCGTTGTCTTTCGGAATTTCTAACCTGCGCACAGGGGACGGACGATACTTCCCCCTGCGTATCTTTTCCAACAATTCGTCTTTATGGAGGGTAAGGTATGGCAACAGTTCGCTCGTCTCCATCTTATCGACACCTCCCACTCCTCCATTCCTTACGACTTGGCGGTATGCCGCATTCAAGTTCGATGGACTTAGAAGGAGTTCCAACAGATTGTTTTCTTCCAATTGCACTTCCACAAGCTGCTCATCTTTTATCTCCATAAAAGTCTGCACTCCCACATACTCGTCGGATGCTGTCCTATCCATTTGTGGGCAGTTCGTTTTACTGATTTTCCGCATTGACTCTTTCATAAAGTATTAAATGGTACTTGTTTGATTAAAAGTTCAGTCCTTCACCGACTGCCGATTTTTTTACCTTGTCGGTTACTATGACCTCTGCTGACTTCTCACGGTTCGTTATTACTGCTTGACTGTATTTATTTATTTTTCCTCGCCCGTGAGACCTCCCCAGTTATGGACATATTCTTTCCATCTTATGTCTGCTTGATTTACTTTGGATGTTCCGGACAACTATAGGACTTCGTTTTGTTTAGCAAACTTATCCACATCCTTAAGCCTTAATATCAAGTTTCTGTACGTCAGACCAGATATTTGCCGCAGGCTTCCTTCAGATTCCACCTCACGATGGACACCCTTGCCGTTGGCTATATACTTCCCGTTGTCAGGGCGCTTTAGGGACTTACACCCGTTAGAATATGTTCGTGCTGGGCGAACTAACAAAAGCCGGAGCACTAAGCCCCGGCTCATTAATTGATTAGCCCTTTGATTCTTAACCGATTTACGATTTCGGTATAAAGATACTCTATATCCCCGCTGAAATCCCCATAGTTCTGATAGAGAAACACGACATCAGCGCAGTTGTCGGAAATTGTACTCTTGGACTGAACCCCAAGTACCCTTGACATCTCTTCGCGTAACCCAGCTGTCATTTTCCCACCGGCAAGCGAACTTGGAGAAAACAGGTACAGGATAATGAAGATGAACTTCTTCCGCTGGGTAACACTGTCAATATTCGGTGGACATCCTCTCTCATTCAGCAACTCAACGAATATTTTGTAGATTTCATGGATAAGGCTTTTGTCTTTCAAAATTGGGGTGGTCAAGGCGTTTTCTTCTTCTGAAAGTTCTGATTTCTCAATTCTAATCTTTTTAAGGCGAATTATTTTGTTAAAATCCAGTTCCATAACACGATTATTTTAAAAGTAAATAGTATATTTGCATCATAATCGTGTAAGGAAGAGCTGATTCATGGTCGTGCGTGGGTTGGCTCTTTTTCATTTTTCCCCATTCGTGCTGACGAATGGTTTCTTTTCCAAATCATAGCAGGTGATATATACCCGTTTCCCATTGACATCACATAGAGCAAGGGCATATCCTTTCTCTAGTATTTTAACCGGCTGATTGTCGCAATAGACAGTACTTCCAACCGGAACTCTTATAAAATGACGTACTATCATTTGATTATCTTTAGCTTGTTATACCAGCGTGAAGAGAAAGGGAACCACCCGATTAGGAATGATTCCCCGAAAATAGTTACTTTATATAGTTTGCTCATGGATTTTTCTTTTCAAGTATTTCAACACATTTTTTTATCCCATAATCGAAACCCTGTTTATAGCCTTTAGCATATTCTCCGATGGTATATACCGCCATTGACAGAAAAAATAGAAGGATACCTACAGGCTTATACCAACCGGGAAACGAGATGGAAAACGGCTTAAATGTAATTGTGAGATCTCCGACCCATAATAGGGAAATAACACATATAATTGTAAATAATATTGTTTTCATAATTATATCGTTATTCGTTAATTGGCAGTTTCATAAAGCACATCCATATTGTTTTGCTCTGCCTTCCAGTGGTATGTCCAAATAGAGGTTTAAAAGGGATAACAGACAATACATCCACTGTTTTTATTTCACTCTCGTTCCATTTGAATACAAGCGTGCCGTTAGGCTTCAAGACGCGCATACACTCAGTAAATCCATCGTGTATTAGTGACTGCCAGTCTTTCGGCAGTTTTCCGTACTTTTTAGCCATCCATGAGGTTTCACCAAGTGTTTTTAGATGAGGTGGGTCAAATACCACCATGTAGAAAGAATTGTCCTCAAACGGCAAGTGGGTGAAATCTGCTATTATATCCGGTTTTATCTCTATGGTTCTGATCTTATCTCTATCCTTGGCTGTTACTATCTCTGATCTCTTATCAACGAATAAGGCAAGAGGATTATGTTTGTTAAACCAAAACATTCTACTGCCACAGCAGGCATCTAATATAAGTTTTCCATTTTCCATTAAGCTATTTCTTTTAATTTCTTCAATCTCAACTTTTTCAATACTTTACAAAGTGCTTCAGTATTTTTTCTCGCTTGTGTAACCTCCACCGCATTCCCGATAAATTTCTTTTGGTCAGCTTGTGTGCCTATTAAAACATAATCTTCAGGGAATCCCATAATCTTTTTGAGTTCCGGAATGCGAAGCATCCGCATTTTAATATCCACTATGCCATACAGTGCCATGAACTCCTTTATCTTCACGGTCATAGGACTATCATTGTTGTAGATTTCAATCGCTACCTGACCGCTTTCTGTTGCTACCAGATAGGGCGGCATCTTATCCATGCGGGCTATTAATGTGAAGCAGGGGCTATCAACAGAGCCGCCAGCACTGTTGAACTGTGGATTCATCAGATAATGCCATTTCCTGTTTGCGGTAATGGTCTGGGAGGGTTCCTCTATACTACTACCTACATTTGAGAATGCAGTATTCATTATCCACGGCTGGCATATTACTAAGTTTTGTTTCAGTGTTGTGGTAACAGCGGGGCATGGTGAGTTTATATCAGACACCTGACCACCTCCAGAATATTGGTTCATAAAAAACGGAGATACAAGAGAAAGTCTGTCTTTCGTCAGAAGTGTAGGACAAGGCTGGTTAATATCCTGTATCCTTAAAGTTATAAGAACACATAAATTGGCTTTCAATTAAAGCCATCCTGTCCTTCGTTGTGACCGTAGGTGCAGGAAGTTCCACCGAATGATTATGCCCGTTCCCATAGTAAGCCGATACAAAAACGTGGTGGTCTTTACAAGTGATTGCTCCAGCCGGTTCTTCCACTGATACGTTCTTGCTGTCGGGGTGTCCGCTAAACTGCTTAGAGAGGAAACAAACTTGCGCTACTCCAAGTCTGCTTTGCGTGGCTACCACCGGACATGGTTCGTCAATCCCAGGAGCGTTATATTTCCCTGTACGGCTCATAGAATTATACTTTACGAGGAAGGCATCCTTTCCGCCGGCTACAAACTTGATAAGTCCGGCATAGATACGTTCAAGCGTTTTCTCTGCAAGAGGCTTTTCCCTGAAGATGGTAGTTCCTTCATCAGAGAAATCAAGCACATCCTTTACCGGCTTCCACTTCTCCAGCCGCGAGAACATATCTTGCCTACCACCTTTACAGTGGGTCGGTTCAGGGAATACTATCGGCAAGTTCTTTTTAGCAAAGATGCCGAAGAAGCGTTTCCTTGTGGTGTAGGCACCGAAGTCGGCAGCATTTAAGATGCGGTGCTCAAAGTTGTAACCGTACTTCTTGACATTGCGCACCCACTTTTGATAAAGCCGGCCTTTGTCCATGCTGATAGGTTTCCCATTCTCATCCATATCTCCCCATGACATAAACTCTTCTACATTCTCAATCTGAATGTAGTCAGGGTCTATAACATCAATATAACGGAAGAGATGTTCTGCCAACGTCCGGCTGTCGGCATCTCTCGGCTGACCGCCTTTGGCTTTCGAGAAGTTGGTACACTCCAAAGAAGCATGAAGCATTATCATAGCATCAGGATATAACTGACGAATACGTTCTACAATAGTGCTTATCGGGGAAAGTTCCAGTGTACGGATACCCTCAATAAAGTGAAGTGCATCAGGGATATTGGCATCATGTGAAAGGATGGCATTCTTGTCATGGTTCACACAACAAACAACCTTTGCACATTTATTTCCATCCAATCGTGCTTCTTCCACACCTTCGGACAAACCGCCGGCACCACAAAAAAGGTCTATTACGAACAATTCGATATCGGACAGACCTTCTAAACTCCTTAGTATTTCTTTTAATGATTTCATAATCGTGTATTCTTATTTCTAATTTGAATAAATCCCCTTCGTTCTGTTTCTTCTAACAGTGAAAAGTCTTCATCCTTGATTTCACATTCTGTTTCGTAGTTCACGGAAGTATAACTTGGGATATTGAACTTTTTCCGGATTCTTACGATAACATCCGGATTTCTTGTTACCCAGTAAACGGTTATTCTCATGGTGATATCAGCATTTTTCTAGCTTCCTCATCTCCTGCATCAGCACGGTGCTTGATTTCAATGTACTCAGCATAAGAGATTCTGTTATCTCCACGCTCCTCTATCTCTTTTTCACGTTGGTTTCTGTATCGTTCACGCTCTTTCCGTTCAATATCTTTCCGACGTTCAGAAACGTAGTCCAGCATCGCACTTGTTATTTTCAATGGATCTATTGAACCGTAGAACCGCCCATACTTCCCTGACTTAAACCGTGCTATGAAAAAACAGATTTCAGCGGCATTTATATAATAATACTCCGAAAGGAATATCTCCGATAGTTCAGAAAGTTGCTCTTTCGCTATCTTGGTTGAAACTTCTGCAAAGTCATTCAATGAGCCAAATTGTATCTTTAGCCATTCTATCGGTGTTTCATCCCCATAAGTAGAAGACAATAGCCCTAAACTCGGAATGCTGTCATTCAACGCCAGTTCTGAATGGGTTGCATTACATCTGACAAGTTTGAACTGCAAATCAGGGTTGTAATCAAGAATGAATTGTGCAGGATCGGGATATTTATTCAATAACGCCCTCTGCTTCAAGTTCCTTTCTCTTTTTTGCGGCAGCTTCTCTAACGGTTGTAGCGACTGCAAGAACTGAATCACGTTTTCGCTGCTCGCTATCCTGTTGATTTTTACTAAGTCTTGTCCCATTATAGTTTCCTTCCAATATTTTAGTAAAGTTTGCTTGTTTGAAAATCCAATCAAAGTCGCATTTCCAATTGCGGTCATTAGCTCCAAGTAAGAACGGGGATTGAAGAATGAGATTGAAAACACTCCTCACTGACTCTTTCCCATATTGGGCTATCCGGGCTTTTACAGCTTTTTTTCTCACATCAGTCATTGATCTTATCTGCTGGAGTCTGTCTTTGAATGTGGTATTATAGTATTCCATCAATCCGCTGTAATCAATCTTTTCAGAGGGGGAGGGCGAAGAAAGCTTGTCTTTCTTTGATACTCCGTCAGGAGTATTTTCTTTCTTTTGATGTAGAGATATATCTATATACTCTCTTTCTTCTTTCTTTGTATTTGTGCCCTCTGTGTGCCCTGATTTTTGTAAAAGTTCGGATTGCGGTAGATTGTTGTTCATGGGCTGTGCCCCAAGTTGTGCCCTTAGTTGTGCCCATTCGTGTCTTAATTCATTGATTTCCTTTTCAATACCTGTGTCCTTACTTGTGCCCTTGGTTGTGCCCATTGGATTATATTCTTCATATTTACATAAGGTTATAAGGTTCATTCCTTGATTGCACTCAACAGTTATCATACCTTTCTTTCTAAGATGCACAAGAAAGGAACGCACCTTCTTTTCAGACCATTTCCAACGCTGTGACAGAAATCTTATGGATGCAGGATATTGACCTCTTGAATAAGAGATTTCTCGACCTCCGATACTCTCCTTTCGGGGCGTTGCCTCAAATCGTGCAGACTGAATTAAGTCTAACCACGCTTCGCAACTGCTAAAAGTACGGGCTTCATTCCACATTTCATTCGAGAAAAACCTGCGGCTTAGCCTCAAAAATCCTTCGTCCATAGTCTTAGAATCTCACGTTAGTTAATTGCCTTCCGTTAGAAAATACAGCCCACTTACCATTACCGCTATCAAACAATCGTAAATCCGACACCTCTCCGAAACGTTTGATGTTACCGCATAAATCCACAATCCATCCACATTCTTTAGAAGGATGCGGGCGGATGGCACGACCGACTATCTGATACCACATGGCAAGTGACATTGTAGGACGTGCCATAACGACCGTATCAAGTTCCGGATAGTCAAAGCCAGTCGTAAGTACACCCACATTAGCTACTACCGGAATTTCACCAGCTTTGAACGCCTCAAGAATATGTTCACGTTCTTTCTTAGGAGTATCACCTAAAACGATAGCGCAACCGGGTATTGACATCGTTAACCGTTCCGCTTCTTTCAAAAAACGGGTAAAGACCAAAATACCCTTCCGTTTTCCTCCGGCTTTGGGATTCATCAGCCTTTGGACGATATGAACGAGATAACCGTAGAAGTCTATCCGTTCATATTCTTTTTGAACTGACCTATCCGTATAGTCGGCACCAGTAGTATTTACTTTCAAGTTAAGTTCATTCCACCCTGAAGGATTCATTGAATAGTAATCCAACTTCGCCAAGTAGCCCATATCTAATAGGGTTGATACCTGTACATGATAAATGACCTCTGAAAAGACATGAGGTTTTGTCCGAGTGATAAATTTCAGCATGGAGCCGAAATCACGGCTGGAGCTTAAACGGTATGGCGTTGCTGTCAGTCCAAGAACCTTACACTTCACTGCATCAAAAAAATCCTTGTACATTCCCTCTTTGGGGTTTACAAGATGACATTCATCCACAATGATGTTCTTGAAGTGGGTGAACAGTTCGGGATGATTCTTCACACTGCCGATGGTGGCGAATGTTATCCGGCTTATTTCTTTAGAGTTGAAAGAAGCTGAATAAATGCTGCAATCAAGAATACCGTATGAGCAGAGTTTCTTAAAGTTCTGTTCGAGTATTTCCTTCGAGGGCTGGAACACCAAGGTATGACCGTCAAGCCTTGCAGCTATATCCGCTATGATAAGCGACTTTCCGCTGCCCGTAGGTAACACCATAATGGCATTTGTTTTCTTCGCCTTGTTATTGAAGAAGGAAACGGCAGCATCAGAGGCTTTCTGTTGGTAATCTCTCAAACGGAATTGCATTTTCTCAATAAGTATTTGATTAATAATTCTTCATTTCTATTATTTCTCCTAAAGTTCTGCCATGCGGCTCCATAACTAAGATTATGCTTTTCGCAAAATTCAGAAAGAGAATACCGATTGCCATCAATATGTATATATACAGTATTAGTTCGGTTTCTAACCTGCTCTTTTCTGGTAGCCCATTTACAGTTTTCAGGAGAATAATTTCCGTTTACATCTTTTCTATCAATAGTAAGCCCTTTTTGATAACCACTATTCAAAGCCCAATTAACAAACGACTCAGGATTATTTTTCCATTCTTCACAGATACCTATTCCCCTGCCTCCATAATTTTTATAGCTTGAATGTTTAGGTGAATAGCATCGTTCTTTCATACATCTAAAAATCCTATAAATATCAGTTCTTGACAAACCGTGCCTATAATTATACTTAGTGATTCTATCTTTTGTTTTACACCCACAACTTTTTGATGTTCCATTTCGTAATCCATAAGCACTAACAGAATGAATAGAACCACAATCACATTGACAGATATAATAAGATTTAATTCCTTTATGGTCTAATCTATCCAAATCCTTATGCAATACAAGCCATCTACCGAACTTATGTCCTGACAAATCAGGCATCTTATTACATGATTTTTTATAACTCATAGCCCTTTCTCCTTTCGTAATTTCTTATTAAGGGCCTTGTAATACTTGATTAGCTGTTCGTACTCAAAATCAGTCATTTTGGAAGTGCTGGCAACTTTGACTTTCAGCAAATCAAACTTCTGTTGACCGATTTTAGTAATTAGATTCACCCGATAGCCTTCCAAATGGTCGGCTTTGAACCTATTGCAGTGCCGGCATTCGGCATGGCAATTATTCTCATCAAAACGGGTCGCCAGATGTGTACGACTGAAATAGTGCCCGCAGTCTGCTTGTGTAAACGGCTTTATCTGTCCGCACGAGATACATCTAAAATATCCGTTTGGCATTGCATCACGAAGCCGGATAAAAAGGGAAAACTCCTTGTCGAGCTTAGCTTTCAAATCCGGCTTCTTCTTTACTGCTATCCCTGCTTTATCAAACAGAGGTAAAGGCTTTTCTTTTTTCTTCTTAGGCTTCTTGATGTAATACGGCATAATTCATTGTTTTAGTTTGTGGTATCGGCAGGATTCGAACCTGCATGAGCTTTCTGCTTTGAGTAACCCTTCCGGCTGGGTAAAGCTCCAGTACTCGTCGTGCGTCTACCAATTCCGCCACGATACCAGATGCCCGTCTTTCCGGGCTGTCAATTATACTTCGATGATTACGATGTCAGGTGCAACACCTTTGATTGCTTCAATCTGTTCGTCAATCACCTTGTTTTTGTATTCCTCAATGGTTTCATTCGCACCAGCAGAAACCAAAGAAAGTGAAACATCTCTACCGTCTACATCAGCGTAAATCTCAACTTCGATTTCTTCACAGGCAAAGCCTTTGAAAAGAGGGATGTTCAGTTTGAATGATTTCGGCAAATTGGAATCAACCACCTGCGAGTAGTTGTCAACTTTGCTGCCGTTTTCCTCCTTGCTGCGCTCAATGTCTTGGTTTACCTTTGCTTTGAAATTCTTCAAAGTAGATACAAGCATCATATTCTGTGACTTGTCAGTAAAGAAAGCACGATGCATTTTGATGAACTTAGATAACTTGATGGGTTCCCATTTCTTTTCAACGTTGATACCAAACTCCTGCATTTCTTTTGAAGGCTGCAAAATACCGTTGATTTCAGTCTGATAGTAGTTGGTTTCATCAATAGTTAATGCTAACCCCATCTTATCACGATTTACAATGATATTGGTCGATTTCTGATTAATCAGTTCGACACGTTTTTCCAACCATCTGAGAGGTGCATCTATCGTTCCATTGATAACTACTCTTTCTGGTTCTTTTGGGTCGAGTGCTACGGGGGCTTCTCCCTCTCTCAATACTACTTCAATTGGTGCACCGTTATAATCTTTCGGTATAATCACGTTTAATTTGTTTTCGCTCATGATTCTGTTCCTGTTTTACGGTTAATACTGAATACTGTCTTCTGCATTTCTTGCGGCATAATCGGGCGGCTGTAAACCAGTTCACCCAACTTGTTATAGAATCCTGCCATCTTTTCCTCATGGTAAAGGATTTTGGCACATTCTTCATTTTCCACAAACTCAGAACCTCTCTTGATGTGGTCCAGAAGTTCCTGCTTTTCTTCATTCAAAGGTTTCAGGCGTTCTTTGAACTCTTCCATAGCCTCTTTCTTTTCAATCTCAATATCATTGATGGTGATTGATACCTCGGCTAATGTTTCTTTCTTTTGCGCCAATTCTTCGGGTGTGAATCGGTGGGTATAACCAATTTTCTCTACTGCATCGGCATTATCCTGAAGGAACTGCCAACGTTCCTGTTCAAGGATTTCTTGACCTAAAAATTTGTCCATAAATATTTTACTTTTGGTTATTATTCTTCAACCATACTTCATATTCTTCTTTATAGAAACTAGGAATAATCCCTTTGCGTTTAAAGTCGATATACTCCTGTACCATACAATCATCCCAGTCAACTCCGTTGTCGGGTACATCTTCCGTTTCTGATGTACAAAGAGTGTATTCAAATGGATTATACCCACTGTTGAGCCCATATTCTTCAACTATCTTGATTACATTTTCATCGGTGGTTATTTGTTTGATTTCACTTTCAGCCACACACCCGGATATTTCAGAGTGTTTGCCAAGTACTTCACCGAAGTAAACACAGATTTTACTATTCACTAAGTATTCGACATCTTCTGTATCTGCAATAAATACTCCTTCAAGATTGCCCATTCTTCCGCAATCGAAGTCCATTTTAAATAATGCTTTCATAACTAAATAAATTCTTGATTTCTTTGTATTTCCTGCTGGGCGTATATCAGCATTTGATGTTCATTTGCAGCCGGCAGATAGATACCTGCCACTGAGGCACTCCAATTTCGGAAACGGTCAATACTCAAAGTCATTTCACCTGTTGTCAGCTCGGCAGAACTGCGCAAATAGGTTACTTCATTGCCTTTCTTGTTGACCATCTTACGTTCAAACAAATCACGGTTGCAAGTCCTCTTATAGAAGTCAATTTTTGCTTCGTCGAGACTGCAACCGTACTCACCACCGAAATACCCTAAAAGAAGATGCAAGTAGCTGTTTTGGGCAAGCGTGCGGTTAGGTAGTTTCTTTTTCACTTCCACCACCGCACGTTCACTAAATAGCTTGTTTACATACTCCTTGAACTTGGGTATTTCATAATGATTTGATAAATTAAATATCATTTTTCTTTTTCCAAATATAGCCACCAGCCGTTTTCCTTTTGCCGAGCGTACAAGCATTGATACTTGATGCAGCAACTTGTGTTTCAAGAGAAGCCACTTTTGCACTTTCAAATTCAGCTATATAATTCATTTGTAATCCAAATTGCACAACTGGAATTGAATGAGTTATAGACATCTTTCTTTTAGAAAAACTTGAATGCTTTTTATTATACATTGGATGTTTTTCCCCTTTTCGGCTCATTGACATTCGTTTTTTAGTTTCTGCATTGATAACTTTACCTTTAGCAGATTTACTAAAACGGCTTTTAGTAATAGGATTATTATTGTTTTCCGTGCGAGTTACCCACCTTAAATTACAAACATTATTATCCGTTCTAATTCCATTAATGTGGTCTACCTCTGGTTTATTAAATGGATTGGGGATAAAAGTTTCTGCAACAATTCGATGTAACAGTCTTTTATCTTTTCTCAAAGTAACATAAACATATCCGTTCTTTACTCCAACATTTGGAGTAAGCACCTTATTAGGATTCCGAACTTTACCTGTATTAGAAACTTGATAATATCCATTATACCCTTTTACTGTTTTCCAAATCTCTTCCATATCATTCTTCAAGTCGAACAACATACGCTAAAAAGGCAAATCGTCCTTTACATTGCCATTAACATCAACCGGAGGCGGGAAATTCTGTGGCTGTTGCTGATAGGTCGACTGTGGCGCTGGCTGTTGTACCGATGTTGTTTGTTGGGATTGCGATACACCACCACGCGCATCTATTTTGTAGCACCGGATAGATGCCATACGTTTGAGTTCTCCGTCCTGATTCGTCCAAGAACGCCCTTGTAAGACAAACGATACAGTAACAACATCACCCTGATTAAAGCGGTCAAGTTCTGCACACTTATCGCCTGAAAACTCTAAGGGAATAACATTCTCATACTCGCTACGCTCTCCCGTATAAGGGTCGTAAGTAGTAGCATCTAAAATAAACTCCCGTTTTGTAAATGAGGAACCACCGTTTTTGGATGGTATTTGAACGGTTTGTCCAATTTCGATTATCCGTCCGGTTATTTGGTTTGCCATTAATTTTCTCCTCCAAAAATCTTTTTATCGGTTATAAGTTCTCTGTTTTCTTCCAAGAACCGGATAAACTCCTCACAATGGTTAGTGAGGATTGGTATATCACGTTCAGGATTGAAAACGTATGTTTCTGTATAGGTATCTACCACATAACCGCCTTTGTTGAACTCCACAATGTTATACTCAAATGTCCGTACATCAGAACCGTTCTTCATTAAAGCGTATGGATATACTAAATGCTGGTGGTGATCTTTGAACTTTCCCACGGTATAACTACCGGTTGTTTTGATGTCGTGAATACTGGTAGGCATCAGTTCGTCAATCAAACCATAAACCAAAACATTGCCGTATGCGGTTGGAAGAATCGCTTCTACTCTTTGTTGGGTTAATGCTCCTTTGAAGTAACCGGAAAACTCTCGGCAAAGTGAGATTGGGAAAGTAAAAACACGATTATTATAGGTAGCTTTCAAACCTATAACCTCGTTGGTCTGAACCTCATCGTAATACAAAGGTTTACCTGTTTCGTCACAAGCTCCTTCGCGTATTACCTTATATATCTTTTCAACCTGCACGGTTTCGGATTTCCGATTTTCAACCATACAGTCAATAACCTCATTAAAGGCTGTTCCCTTGTCTGCCGCTTCGCTGTCGAATGGCTTGCGGTTAATCCGGTCTATCAGTTCTTGAAACTGTTGTTCGTGAAATTCTTCGGGAGTATGGGGTGGATTTTCTGACCACCCCCAGTACTTATCCCAAATCACATCACTATTCAGATATGCCCCAAAGGCATCAAGAAGCGTTGCGTAAATACGATATTTAGGCTGCTGGTTCATATTTTTTTTCTGAATTAAGTTTCAGATTCAAAGACTTCGCTTTGTTAGCTACCAACTTTGCCGCCATTTGCTTTGAAGAACCAACGTGCTCAAAGTTATCTATTTGCGCGATAAAATTATTGGCAGATTCCGCATCCGTAATAAGTTCGATCTGTTCTTTTATCTCTTCAATAACTTTATCATACTTTTCCTGTGCCTCTTTCTTGGCAGCAAGCATACCCAAATACGAATTGATTATCTTGGCGGTGATAAAGTCGTTCTTTGCGGTTGGATTACCATTCTTGTCAAGGATGGTAGGAACTTCCATCACTGAAGGAAGATTGCAAGTATTCTTACCGTCATTTCTTGAAGTTGGGTCAAAAGTAATAGTACGTCTTTGGACGCCTCTTTCGCTTTTCATTTCAAGATAACCGAGCAAATCCAGTTCAGTAACGATAGAGTTGTAGGATTTTTCACGCAAGGCAGGGATAAACACCGTATCATCACCTTCTTTTCTTGTGTCGCGATGGGCAACGAAAATGATGTGCTTGTTAAGCCCCGAAAGTGTTCGTGTCATCCATGAAAACTCCGCATTGATACCGCTCCAATCCTTGATAGACGGTTGGCGGCTGCCACATTTATAAGTAATGATGAAATCCATCATCTTGCCAATGGTATCTACCACGATTGTCTGATAGGCAGACAAATCCTCCTGCAAGACCTGTTGAACATCACTCCATGAAGTGACCTGTACAGTATCTATGTTTTCCAAATGCGCCATATTCATACGCTTAACGCCATTATCGAAATCCAATAATAACGGTTTCGGTGCGCTCAATGCCACTGTTGATTTTCCCATACCAGCCTGACCGTAAATCATCATCTTTACAGTGGTAGGAATTACTAATTCATTTGATTTTTTAATAAGACTCATAATCGTAAAATTTAAAGGGTTTATATTACTTTCATTCTATTCAAAAATCTGTTGATCGACTCCAAATTGTACCAAATCATTTTTCCATCTTTGGCAAATGAAACCTGGGCGTTATTCCTAAGTTTATCAAGGTAATCAACGCTACACCCCAAATAAGCCATCGCTTCATCCTTATTAAGCCAAAGTTTCTGTACGGATTCAACCTTTCCTCTTTTCATATCATATCTTTCAGAAATTCTATTTTCTCTTCTCTAATCCGTCTTGCCCTACGCATATCCGAATGGAAATCCTGATAAAACGTAATTGAAAACACACATAATAAACAACAGGCGATAACAGAACGGGCTATTGGTGGGAAATCCATAGTGAATTTCATGCCAGCCAGACGCTCATATAGCATGGTCGCCAGTTCTCTTCCATTTCTTACATGAAGAATCTCAAAAGCCTTCTGCAACTGGTTGTTTATCGTGCTCACAGCCCTGCATTTCAAATCGGCTATTTCCTTCTTCTCATACCCTTGTGCATACATTCGTGCCGTAATCTCGCATTCAGGTGTAAGTTCATTAAAAACTCTCTTCATAATCGTGCAAGTCAGCTGATTAATAATTGCGGATAACCTCAATATATCCGGCTTCCCTGTTAGTGTCCACCGAATACAAAGTTTGCTCCTTGTCTATTATCCGGTCAATCCTTGCCAGCCTGTTAAGATCAGCGGTACACCTGCGAAGCTGTCCGGCAAGCTTGTCGCTAAAGTCAAAGCTGATTCTGTCATTCTTCTTTTTCAGCTTTTTCTTGATTTCTGTTCTTTCTTTCAGTTCTTTTGCCATAAAAGTAAAATTTAATTAATGATTCGTGGATGGTAAGGGAATCGAACCCCTCTCAATCGTGCCAATTGTTTGCGCAACACGAAGCTCTAACCGATAAGCTAACCATCCGATTAAAAAAGGTGCACTATCCTCACGGACGGCACACCCAGTACAAACACAATATAAAACACGAATATCTAATCTATTATCATAACAATGCTTTTAACCGCGTTCTTGAAATGATCAAACTTCCGGTTCAAATCACTCCAAGATTTATACCATGTATTTTTCTCTTCAGCTAATTTCTCGTTAGCCTCTTCCAGTTCCTGCACACGCCTTACTAAATCTTCATGCGTCATGCCTCTTAATTCTTCCACTGTCATAATCGTATAAATTTAAAATGTCGTTAAAAAGGTAGGAGTCGAACCTACTTCTTGTAAGCTAAATGAATATATAAATTAGAATATAAGTTAATACCAACAATTAATCGCTTACACGCATTCCAACAATGCTACTTCATAAATTACCGCCCAGCTGGTTTACAAGGTGATTGTGCACTCATCCCCATGCGCCTTGTGCCGGATTATAGGACTACCTTTTAGCGGTCTGTTTTAAGTTCTCTATAAGTTATTCTCATGAGCGACACACACCCTACACATATAACACTCATTATAGTGATAGAGAATATTTTCATAGGACTGTAAGTAGTGATAGCCCCGTAAAGCATACCGGCAGCACATATACTAACCAATATAGATAAAATGAATTGGATTGTTTTCATAATCGTATAAATTTAAATAAGTACCTGTACCCTAATCGAATAGCAGAACCTTATTTCAGTTCAGTACAGGCTATATTGTCGAAAACAGTACGGACGCCTAACCCGTATGCTCACTGCTCAAAGACGATTCTTTGCGGTGTTTTCTATTAATTGTTAAACATTGCACAGCTCACAAGCCCCAACTTGCTTATGTGCGTTCGTTATCTTTGGTTGGCAAAAACGGCTTATGAATTACACCGTAATTGCTTTTACAGAATTTCAAAGAACTAATCAATAGTACCCTACCCGATTCTCGCTATCGGTTGCCGTTCAATCCGTCCGTAGGGCTGTCGTGCGTTGCATAATCGTGTATTATGCGTATCGGCTGATACCTTGTACCCGGCATAGAGCATCGTAATCCATGCCATCATCTTCACAAGTTTCAAAACCTTTTAAGGCATCTTCCAAACTGTCTATCTCATCCGTTATCAACTGGATAACTTCTTTCTTGCTATCAGCATTGAACATCAGGCAAACAGTCCTTTCATCGTTGTTGTGAGCTGCCTCTAAATCTTTATAAAGGCTATCCAACTGCTGGTTAATCGTGTAAGCATTCATATCCATATCTTTTATGCGATTGACATCAGATTAGCTTTTTTGAAGCATCTGAATTCTTGGCGTTCAGTATCATAGTAAGTCTGGACGGTATCATTCTTCTTTCTATTGTCAGTACCAGTGATGGCAGGCATCAGCTTTTCATTTAGTGTACCGTATGCCTTCACGAACAGAACCGTCCACTTTTTTGAAGTAGAACTTCACTATCTTCTTCTTCATCTCACCTTTCAGTTTCAAATTAGCCCAAGCGACCTTCATTGCTTCGCTCATGGTGTAGCCATTACGCTTAACGAACTGCCAAGCAAGGCTCATTACTTCGTGTAAGAATTCTCTTGTTCTCATAATCGTGTATTTTAATATGTTTATACTATTTGAAATCTGAATTAATCTTCGTTTCTTTGTATCAGTTTAATTTGATAATGCAAAGATACACGTTTTTGTGTATACTACAAATAGCATATAAACAAATATGTGTATATAAACACTATTTAACTATTAAAGCAGATTATACCTTATTATAATATGAAGAAAGAAGACAGAAATAGAAATTGGATAGCGCGGATAGCACTGGGATTAAGTGTCATTGCAATATTGCTATGGCTATGCAAATACGAGCCTGTAACATGGACTCTATTCGATTCTATGATTGCTTTTCTTTCTTTCGTTGTAGGAGCATTAGCCGTAATGGTTGGATATAACATTTTTGGGTTAAAAAACGACCTTAAAAATGAAATAGAAGAAAAATTACAGGACATAAGTGACCATCATGTAATTCATACAGCAAAAACTATGATGTATATAGAGATACGCCTGCTACACATGGCTATGAAATTAAAAAATATAGCAGATATAAGGCAATCTATTTACATGATGCTTGAGACCACTGAAAAGACTAAAGATAAGGAAGATATAGATTATGTTATTAATCAGTTGAAAGAACTTAAAACACGATATGGATATACACTGTTTGACGATGCATTCACAAGGAAACTAAAGATTAAACTCGGAAGGATTGGCACTTTCTCTGATAGCGCGCTTCTCTTCCTTCAAGATCTTGAAGTATGATTCTTTTGCATTATCAACAAGCCTGTTTGATTCTTTAAATGGATCCTTACAGATTGTTTTGTTTGGCGTATGAGATGACTCTTCTATTTGCATTCTCATTGATTCAAATAGAAAAGGATTGATTATTACCATAACTATAAAAGTAAAGCGACCAACTCCAAAGTTGCGGTTTGAAGTTAAGTCGCCTATATAGTCCCTTACGGGAATAGTTAAACAAATTAGTTGAAATCATCCGCAACTTGATTCCGACACAAATATACACAAAATTGTTTATATGAAAACAGAAGGTGAAAGAATTTCTGATATTATTTCTCATTTCTGCGAATCAAAAGCTGATTTTGCAAGAAAAATGGAAGAAAGCCCACAAACAATAAGTAATTGGGTATCTCGTGGTGCTGGTAAAAATGTACTCAACAAAATTTTATCAAAATTCCCAGATGTAAATGCAAACTGGCTTCTTACTGGTGAAGGAGAGATGTTGTCTCGTAAAGAAAATAACGAGAATATTGTAATGGAGCCAATTTTGGAATATGGTACTGAACAACCTAAAATCAACTATACAACAGGCGTTCCCTATTATAATGTAGATTTTATAGGTGGTTTTGACCTGATTCTAAACGACCAAACTATAAATCCGGAATATATGATAGATTTTCAAAAATACAATAATGCGGATTGCTGGTGCAATGTTACAGGTCATTCTATGGAACCGGAAATCAATCACGGAGATATAATAGCATTAAAGAAAATAGAAGATAAATCATTTCTTCCACTTGGAGAAGTGTATGCCATCGTTACAACAAACGATATGCGCACTATAAAAAGATTGGGAGCTGGGAAAACTGACGATTCATATACGCTCATCCCATCCAATAAATCACCAGAGTATTCCCCACAACAACTTCCAGCAAGAATGATTAGAACTATATTTCAAGTATTGGGAGCTGTAAAGAGATTTTAGAAACTAAATATATTAAGATTATGAAGAAGATTTTATTTTTGCTTGGACTACTAGTAAGCCATATTACATCCTTCGCCTTTAACACTAGTACCAACTTTGGCTTTAATCAACAAAAGACAGAAGAAGAATACCAACAATATGTAGGAAAATGCTTTACGGTGCGCCCCGCATATGGGCAATTAGAAACATGGGATAAATCTGGATTTAAATTTAATGAATCTTACATTGGCAAGACTTACACTATATCAAAAGTCACAGTTAAAAATATAACTCTTAACGACAAGCCTAATAAAGAAATTTCTATCATTGCTATCGAAAACGGGTCTAAAAGAAAAATTAAATTTAAAGGGTATGAAGAAGTTTCCGTAAAAGTTAGTATATGGAGTGGAGTTAAACAATGGCCACTCATTTCGTATATGCCCATTGTTTTCACTGAACCTTTTGAGGAATACAAACAACTTCATATGGGAAAAATAATACAACACGATATGGTCAAAGATCAATATGAAATTATTGATCTATTTATAGGAAAGGGAGTTGGTAAAGATTATGCGACAGCAGAAATAAATGTAAAAGTTAAAAATAAACGAACTGGGGAAATTATAGAATGTCCGTATTCAATGGTTAAAACTACGCCTTTTCAAAAGGCACTCAAAGGAAGCTATAAGACAGCTTTATTGAAAGTTGAAAAGCCAGAAAAAGCAACAAATCGATATGGTAACACAAAAATCATACAAGACAATGGGATTGATAAATATTCATATAACGACAGCATAATAGACATTGTAATTTTTGGTACTTCAGAGCAATTTAACTTTATGCTAAAAAATGTATCCGATCATTCTCTTAAAATCATTTGGAATGAAGCAGCATTTGTAGGATTAGATGGTTTATCCTCAAAAATTATGCATGTTGGAACAAAATTCTCCGAACGAGAAGGAGACCAACCAGCTACCACAATCATAAAAGGTGCCAAAATTGAAGATTTAGCAACCCCGACATCTAATGTTTATTATGACGATGGTATAAAAATAGGTTATAGCACAATCGGAAATGGATGGAAAAAGCATTCCATGCTCCCTGAAAAATATATAGGAAAAGAAGCTGGCGAAATCAGATTAATGCTGCCCATCCAGATTAGAGATGTTATTAATGAATATACTTTTATTTTCAAGGTATATTACACATATGACCATCCAGAATTATTAAAAAACGAAAAACTTTAATCAAACAAGCAGTGCATATTTATTTTTATGCACTGCTTGTTACAACTACACCTAAATCATACTCCTAATATTCGGAGTATTACAAATTATTCTCTTCTTCAAAGTATGGGGAATGACAAACGACATCAAAGATATAAGGAACAAGTATCTCAAAGACGAGGATGAGAAACAAAGAAAAAACACAGAGCATGACGCTATAACCAAAATAAGGAGGATGTAAATTAAACTGTGTCAGCAAGGAATAAAGTATTAACTTTGCTAACAC